TTTACACCACGGTTCGCCCAATCTGCAAACAGCAGGTTCAGGGATCGCCGCGCCGTGCGCAGGTCGTAGCCCGTGCGAAGCTCGGATCCGCAGCGTTCAAACGCTTCCTCGACCGCGTCATTGAGGTCGAGGTTGAACGTGGTAGCTCCTGATGTAGTCATCGGAATCTCGCGGTCTTCTGGGCAACGCCCTTGGGCTGCTTCACGAACTGCTTGCCTGCGGCCTTACCAGCACGCTTGGCCCTGGTCGTTGCGGCGTACTCGGCAGGGGACAAAGCGGCAATCGCGGCTTTAGGCAGATACCGCTCCCCCGTCTTGGAAGACGGTTTCCCAGACTTGGTCTGCCATTCTTGGCTTGTCCAGTCGCGGAGCGATTTCTGCGGGGACTTCATGTCAGTCCTTGTACGAGCCGCCCTTGGCCTTGTACTGCTTTGCCAGAAGCTGTGCCTTGCGTGCCGACCATTGCCCTGCAGCAGTTCCTTGCGTAGCCTGCCCCTTGATGCGTTCAAACAAGGCCTTGCGCATCCCGGGCTTGGTGTAATTGCCTGCCTCGTTTACGCGGGACTCCCCGCCCTGAGCATAAAGATCCACCTTGTCCCCGTCCTTGCGACGGATGACCTTGGGCTTCTTCAACTCCGGGCGGATGGCGCCCATGCCGCGTGAGGCTCGCATCAGTACACCTTGCACTTCCTCAGGCCGCGCTGTTCACAGCCCGAGCCCTTGACGCTGCCGCCCTTGGCGTAGGTCTTGACCTTGCCGCCCTTCTTCATGCCCATCTCTCGTTCGTCCATCCGATCTGCGGTACGACTACGGAATTCAGGGCCAGCTTTGGACTCGGTCTTGGGCGCCTCGGAACGATACACACCGCCCTTTGCGCCTTCAACCCGCACACGCGGTTTGGCATTTCGTGCTTCGGCTTCAGCCTTCTCACGGGCACTACGGAAAACGCCTCGCCCAAGCTCAGGAATGCTTGCTGGCGCAGGCAGGCTGTCATCCATCTCCCGCGCAAGCCGTGCGCGTCGCGCTTCTTCCAGGCCCCGGCTGGCTTGCACAGCGCCACGGACAGTGCCCACAACATCTTTGGCGCCCCTATAGGCCGCAGCAGCACCACGACCAAGAGCGGGGCCTGCCAATGCGCCTGCCGTGGTTAGCAGGCCCATCTCCAGAGGACTCATCCGCTCGCCGCGTTCTTCAGGTGCCTTGGCACTGCCACCCGTGGGGATCTCAGCACGACGCGGCGCTACATTGGCCTCCTGCGGGCCCCGCGCCATCGGAGACTTCTCCGAAGCCGGGAGCTTGCCCGTCCGATCTGCGTTCAGCAGATCACGCAGCGTCTTGTCCCGACCGTACTGACGCCTGAAGTCCTCAAGCTCTTCACGGCTGACGTTCGCCTGACCTCTGGCGTTTTCACCCCGGTTCTTGACCGGGCCTGTGTAGGTCGTCCTCATCTCACACCATCCTGCCACGCGTGTGGCCTTTGACTGCGCAGCCGTCTGCGCGGGTGACGCCACCCTTGGCGTAGCCCTTGGTCATGCCGCCCTTGGCCTTTTTGGCCGGGGGCTTCGGGTAATCCTTCTTGGTCTGCTCAGCAGCTTTGCGCTCAGCAGCTTTGCGCTGTGCCGGGGGCAGCGCGGAGGCTTGGTCGATATCGACCGGGGGTGGACCCATTTCCTTCGTGTACATGGTGTGCCCTTTCAGCAGGCTTTGCCGCCGTACGCCATCTTCTTGGGCTTGGCGTCCTTCTTCATGAAGGGCGGGAGTTCCTTCTTGCCTTTCGCCTTGTCCGCAGGCTTCTTGGCTTCCTTCTGCATGAACGGGGGGAGGGGCTTCTTCATCATTTCAGGCTCCTTGGGGCCATCGGCCCGGTGACTCTCGAACTTCCGGCCTACGGCCTGGGGGATTCCCGTCTTCTTGGCGAAGCTGGGGCTGTGCGCAACAGCACGCATGAGGCGTGCCTGAGGTTCAGATTTGTACGGCATGAGGTTTGATCCTCAGCGTGTCAATCTTGGCTTCAATCCGGTCAAAGCGTTCGATCAACTCCTTCATGTCCTGCCGGAACTCTGCGCGAGTGATGTGGTCCCGGGCGACTTCCTCACGGGTCCGGTTCAGCAGGATGCTGAGCCTATCAAGCTCTCTGAACTTGGATGCCATGAAGAAACCCACAACACCAATCAACACCGTCAGGATGGCGTTCCAAATGACCGTTGCTTCCATGTCAGCAATTCCATGCCCTCAGGGATTTGTTGATGCGGGAGTTGGGGTCGTTGGATGTTTCAGAGGAAGTATTCTTCTTCTTGTGCCCGAGCATTCGAGAGCAAAAAGACTTCCGTCTAGCAGCATCCTTCTCTGTCTTGGGGTGCGGCGCTGGCGGCTTGAGCCCAGGCTTCCCTGGATTGGCAGCGTTGTAGGAAGCGCGGCCTTTGGCGTTGAGGCCACCGGCCTCTGACTTGCCTTCCTTACGCGTCCACGCAGGTGTCTTAGCCATACATCACCGTGGCGGTGGTGCCGGTACCCGTGGTGGCGTAAATACCCGTTTGCGCCAAAATACCCTCGCCAGGGAGCAGCATGTACAGCGAGCCTGCCGCCGCTGCGGGAGTGAACGCGAACAGCGTAGGACCACCGTTACCGTCAGTAATTGTCAACGCACCCGCGCTGGCGGTGTACGTCATAGCGATGGCTTTGATGCGCGTGCGGTAAGTCGTAATTGACGCGCTCGTGGCTGCGCCAACTGAACCTGAACTGACGTCAGTCTGCATCATGGTGAACTCCAATAGGAGAACGCCCCCGGAGGGGCGTCAGAATCAGTTCTGGTACTCGGTCGGGTTCACTGAACCATCCGGCTGACGCTGAACGTAGCTCACCGTGACCACGATCTGGCCCGACGTGGCGTCGCCCGTCGTCGCCGTGAAAGTCGCCTGGAGCAGTACGTCCGAGGTGCCGATGTTGTCGCAGTCGTCTACCTGCATGCCCGCATCGACCGTAGCCTGCGCAGCCACACCCTTCGCCACGGCAAGGTTCACCGATTCGAGGTACTGGTTGTCGTCCGACGCGTTGCCGACGATGGCAGCGACCTGAGAGATCGAGTTGCCCGCCAGGATGATCGTCTTCTCAAAACGGAACGACAGGATCTTGGACCCCGCAGGCAGCGTGAAGAGGTTCTGCACTGGCGCAGCCGATGTCAGGGCCACGCCGTTCATGTTGATGGTAGCGGACTGCGTCAGGACAACAAGGCCCGTGTTGCGGCCAGGGTTGTAGCGCTGGGTGCCCGAGCGGATCGGGCCGGAGAAGGTGGAGAAGGACATGGCTTTTCCTCAGATACCCCTACCGTCTTGAGGACGAGTCCGCCGAGTCGGTCGGTAGGGAAGTTGGTCTCGGGCTAGCCCGAGCCTAGCACACTCAGCCCCCTTGGTCAAGGTCTGCGTACGCAAACAGCCACCCTGCCAGTCGCCCCTTCGCAAGCGGCTTTCCAGCCTTCATCGACCGCACCAGCATGGGGTAGGCGACACCCAACTCTTTACCCGCAGCAGAGACACCTACAAAGTCCCGGCGTGTGCCGTCCGGGAGGATGGCGTAGATCGGGCGGCGCATCTTGTCCTTGGCTTCTTCGGTGTGGTTACGGCCCTCCCAATGGCTGTAGTGCCCCGCAGCGGCAGCGGCACGGATCTTGGCGCGGCCCTCTTCAGAGACCTTGCGCCCAGGCGCCTTGGGTTTCCCCCTCTGGGCGTTTCCGATCTTGGCTTTGGTTTCTTCGCTTACCGTTTTGCCGTAGCGATAGTGTGCTTCTCCTGCATGTTTGCCTTTCCTGTTAACGCTAAGTTGGGCTTTGCTTTCTTCTGAAAGCGTTAAACCTAGTCGCGGAGCAGTGGCCAAAGTATTTACGTTGTAACACTCAGGCTTGCCAACACACCCCCTCAGCCACTTGTCTTCGCATACAAGCTGATCCCCTCCTTCTGGGATCTCTTCAATCACTTCAAACACAAACATCTCTTCGCCATACTTGTTCCATGCAGCCTGTAAACGCGGGTTCTTGTGCTCGTTACGGCGTAGCGCGTACTTGTGTTGCCACTCTCTGCGGGCAAAGCTCTCGGCGCTGCCGATGTAGAACTTGCCGTTCGCCATGTTGGTGATTCGGTAGATGACGGCCATCTTGGACTCCTTGGTTGATGTGGTCAGATACTAACCCACTGAACCCTTGCCGTCAAGCCTTCTTTAGCTTTATAGCGCAACAAGCAAAGAAAAAGCCCCCGAAGGGGCTAAATCCTTGATTTACAAGGACTTTTTGTCAGGCGCCAGGGCTTCCAAACGCTCCGAGCGGATCGCTGACGCCGAAAGAATACCTCTCACGCGCCTTATAGCGGCTGTTGCCCGTGTCGAAGTCTTGGTCCATGGAGGTTGCCAGGGGCACCCGCACGAAGTGCTTCAGGCCGTTGGGCACATCGGTGGTCAGGAACCACGCGTTGGTGTCGGTCAACCAGTGGTTGATCGTGTAGCCTTCCGGGACCGAGCCGTTGTTCTTCAGCGCGTTGATGTCGTTGTCGTTGGTGCCAACACGGAGGTTGGTTTCCAGCAGACGCGTGGCGACGAACTGAAGCGCCGGGGGCACGATCAGCTTGCGAGGCTTGGCGGCGATGAGCAGGTTGCGCTCGTCCGTCCAGCCCGCAATTTGGATCACAGCGGCTTCCAGCGAGGTCTCGTTCAGGTCAGCGCCCGTCGTGGGACGGTTGCTGTTGGTGCCACCGGACACCAGCGGGTGGGCGGTGCTGAACAGAGCCTGACCGTCGCCATACACGACACCGGCGTTGAAGCCGTTGTTCAGGATGGCAGCGGCCTTGACCTGCTTGGTGTAGGCCATGGCCCGGGCGAGTGCCTTGGTGTACCGCGCCGAGAGGCTGTCGTACAGGTTGTCTTCCATCGCCTCTTCGGTGATGGAGAAGCCCTGCGCGATGGTCTCGTGGTTGTAACGAGCGGTCCAGGCTTCCTGAGCGTTGTCATACGACAGGGCTTGGCCTTCGTTCTTCACCGGAGCGGCGCTGAAGCCGGAGAGCTTGGTCTCCTCTTCAAACGAGCGGTCGGAGGTCTCCGTTTCGTAGATCTCCTTGTGCTCTTCGCCGTAGCGCTTGTACTCCAGACCGAACAGAGCGTTCAGACCGGGGAGCAGTTCCTTGAGAAGCTGTGCGCGAGAAATTGCCATGATGAGGTCTCCTTAGACGCCAGCGGCCAGCAGATACGAGTGGTAACCGAAGTTCCACCCAACGATGACTTCGGGGTAGCCGATGAAGCTGACCGAGGCCCCAGATGACGCCGTGACGCTGGCGCTGACCGTGATGGTCGAGGTGGAGGTGACCACGCCCGTGACCGTCAGGTTGCTACCCGGCGAACCAGCGGTGGTACCGCTGATGCCCGCGATGACGCACTGCATACCCGGGACGATGCCCGTGGTGGACGAGACCGTGAAGGTCGTGGCAGCCGAAGGCGACGAGGACAGAGCGGTCTGAACCGTGACCGCCGTCTCGGGGACCAACTGGATCACGCGCAGGCAAGGCGAAGTGCCCGCACCCGTGCCGACCGTCTGGCGGATGTTGCCCGCCACCGACGAAGCCACCGTGGGGTTGCCACCCGAGACACCAGCCAGCGAGTTGCCCGTCGCCGTCGAACCACCGTTGCCTGCGATCAGGAAAGCGTTGGAGCCGAGGAACGAAGGCGACATATAGCCGATGGTCGTGCCGGTGTTCAGTTGGGTGTTGGCGCTGCCTTGCGGTTGCGCAATCACCGCCGCCTTGAACAGCGCGTTGGGATCGTCCAGCACGTAGGCCACCGCATTCGGTGCGTTGGTGCTCGCCGGGTAGTACTGCTGCCGCAGCTTGCCGAAGATCGGGCCGGCCCCGGTGCTGTATTCGCAGCCGAGGAAGACACCGAGAATGTCGCCGGCAACAGCGCCAGACGACGTGTCCGCGTTGTAAGGCGTGATGATGGTGTTGCCGTTGGACAGGCCGACCACATCTCCGTTGAAGATGTTGGTGGCGTAGCCTTGGCCGATGGGGATCATCCGAGTCGAACCTGCGAACGGGATACCGCCCTTCAGGTTGACCGGCTCAAGCCCGTAGGGCTTGTCAATCGTGGGGTAAGCCATTTATGACTCCTGAATCATTGACCGCGTCCGAACGACACTTCGGAACGACGCTGCTTGAACAGCGGCATCCGGGGATCGTTCTCGCGCATGAAGGTGTTGTCCACAGACTCCATCTGCCCCGTCGCCTGACCGAGGT